AATGTTGCACAAAAAATAAACCCCACGCATACTGCTTATAGAAATGTTCAAGACCCTAGAGGTCAGTATTCGTGGTTATTCGCTAAACCTAAATAAAATGGCTAACATATGTAAAAAAGTATTTTTTAGAAAAACTGGAGGATTTGATGTCTATAAATGGTGTCCAAGTATTCCTAATTACGACAAACAATTAAATAGTGGTAGAAAAAATAAATTAAAAAAAACCACACCTTATTTTTGCACAGCAACACCTAGCTCGCAAGGTATTGATTTTATTAATACCTACGTTTATAATACCATCTTAATCAATGGGGAACCTAGTAGATTAGCATACGTAGAATGTGATTATGTATCGTAACTATTTAATTTTTAAGATTTTTTAATATATTAAAATAAAAAGAAAACAAATTATGGCAAAAGAAAATTTAACTATATTTCAAAGGTTAAACAGAGTTGTTAACCCAAATTATAATCCACCACAAAAACAAACAACACAACGTTTTAATTTGGGTGGTGGTGAGTTGTTAAAAACAACTGACAAACAAGAATACGAAACAGCTAAATTACAAGCACAACAAAACAAATATTTACAAGGTACTTGGAAAAGAATTGAGAACGGTTTGTTTCAACAATCAATAAACTATGAAACAACTCGTGTTGGGTCTTACGCTGACTTTGAAGCAATGGAATTTTACCCAACAATTGCAGCCGCATTGGATGTTATGATGGAAGAATCTACCACGGTTAATGATAGAGGTAGAGTTCTTAATATATACTCAGACAGTAAACGAGTTAAAGGTATCCTAGAAGATTTATTTTTTAACAGATTAGACTTACACACTACATTACCAATGTGGACTAGAAATACATGTAAATACGGTGATAACTTTGTTTACTTGAATATCAACGATAGACAAGGTATTACTTCAGCAAAACAAATGCCTAACTACGAAATGGAACGTAGAGAAGCTGGGTTGTATGATTTGGTTAGTGGTAGAGAAGTAGAGTCTAGCGATGAAAGCAACAAAGATAGAGTTAAATTCTATTGGAGGGGTCGTGATATTGAATTTAATTCATGGCAAATTGCACATTTTCGTTTATTGGGTGATGATAGACGTTTACCTTACGGTACCAGTGTATTAGAAAAAGCTAGACGTATCTGGAAACAACTTATCCTATCTGAGGATTCAATGCTTGTTTATCGTGTAACTAGAGCGCCAGAAAGACGTGTATATAAAATATACGTTGGTAATATTGATGATGCTGATGTTGAACAATATGTTAACGCAATTGCTGATAGATTTAAGCGTATGCCAATCATTGACCCACAAACAGGTCAAATTGATTTGAGATACAATCAACTTTCGAATGACCAAGATTTCTTTATACCAGTTAGAGATGAAAGCGCACCAAACCCAATTGATACTTTACCAGGTGCGGCTAATTTGGACCAGATTGCTGATATTGAATACTTACAGAGTAATTTGTTTACTGCGTTGCGTGTACCAAAACCATTTTTAGGTTTTGATGAAGCATCTGGTGATGGTAAAAACCTTGCATTGCAAGATATACGTTTTTCTAGAACCATCAACCGTATTCAACAATCAATGTTACAAGAATTAAATAAAATAGCAATTGTTCATTTATTTATTCTTGGATTTGAAGATGATTTAGATAATTTCACACTTACTCTTCAAAACCCATCAACTCAAGCTGAAATGCTTAAGATTGAACATATGCAAACAAAAGTTTCTCTTGTTAAAGATTCAACTTCTGATATTGGTAGTGGTTTCAGTGTTATGTCTTGGACCAGAGCACATAGAGACATATTAGGTTGGTCTGATGATGAAATTAAACAAGACTTGTTAGAACAACGTATGGAAAAAGCAGCGGCCGCTGAATTACAAAACACTTCGGCTGTTATTAAACATACTGGTATGTTTGACGCTGTTGATAAAATATACGGTGATTACCAAGCCGCTCTTAAAGGAGCTCAAGGTGGCGAAGAAGCTGGTGGAGAAGCTGGTGGAGGCGGTGGAGGCGGTGGCTTCGGCGGTGGAGGTTTAGGTGGTGAAGACTTAGACTTTGGTGGTGAAGCTGGTGGTGAAGCTAGTGGTGAAGCTGATGCTGGTGCCGATGCTTTCGGTGCTGATGCTGGGGCCGCTCCTGATGCTGGTGCTTTGGGTGCTGAAGCTGGTGCGACACCTGATGCTGGTGCAACCCCTGATGCTGGTGCAACCCCTGAAGCTGGGGCGGCTCCTGATGCTTTGGCAGAATCGATAGCAAAAACTCAAAAAATATTGACTGAAAGAAAAGAACAGTTGAATAAAACATTATCTGATAGAACTCAAAAATACAAAAAACGTTTTGTTGATGTTTTGGTTGAGTCGGTTAAAAAAGAAGATAAAAGTAATGATGTTAGTGTGAAAATATACGACAAAAACGTTAAGATTAATGAAGACGTTAATAATATGATAAATGACATAAATAAAATGTTGGATGAATAAGCTTTTGCTTAAAACTTCAATATTTATTAATAAAAATTAGTTATGCAAAATTTTGGAAAAATAAAAAATGCGTTTAGTGAAATTTTGGCAGAAGGGATAGCTTCAAATGATGTGGCTAAAAAGAAATTGTTCAAAAAATACATTAAAGCGCTTAAGGAAAGTAATATATTGAAAACTCAATTTTTGGTTTACGAAAATATAGAAAACGTTATTGAAAACGACCAGTTTTCTGCGAATTTAATTGTAAGTGAAAATATCTCTTTATTAAATAAATTTAATAAAAAAGACATCTCAAAAGAAAATCAAAAGTTGGTTTCTTTGTCAGAAGATGTTAAAAATAGATTAGAAGAATCTTATGATGAAAAACTTAGCAATTTACACGAATCTATTAGTAACCTTGTATTTTTAGATAAAAACACAAAAACTGTAAATGAAATTGCTAAGAACATAAAAAATGTTTTAGATTATATAACAACAAACAAAGCTAGAGTTGTTACTGAATCTTACGATATACCAAATAGTATGTTAAGCTCTATCCTTGTTGAAAAATACAATGAGAGATATTCTGAATTAACAGAAAGCACAAAGGAAGCGCTTAAAGTTTTAATTGAATCTACAGACGAAGAAAAGATAGATGTTTATTATAAAATTAACAGAGAATGTATTGATTTGATTGATGCTAAGTTAGTTGAATCTGATTTAGACACAAAAGATAGATTACTTAAAGTTAAGGATAAGTTATTAAGAAATACAATTGAAATAAATGAGGAGTTCCCAAAAAATATTTCTAAATTGGTTGAACTAAAATTAACTTTAAATAACAAAGATTAAAAATCAAAAAATGAGCGAGTTTCAAATATTACCTAGTGAAGATAATTTAAAAATATTACCTAGTGAGAATATTTTACAGTTAAGAAAATTAACAGAACAAATTTGTAATGTAAAAACAGATGGTGATTGTATCATTGATAAATTGAGAAACGCAATTGAATTGGGAACTGAAGATATTTTATCTTCAAAAACCGAAAGAACAAAATTAAAGTATTACGAAAAAATGTTTTCAGAAATTAAAACTATTATAAACGAAAATAAATAAGAAATAAAATGGCAGAAAGTAAAGACAGTTGGGCTGATTACAGTAAATTGGTGTTGAAAGAGTTAGAACGATTAAACGAAAACCATGAAAAAATGCGTAGCGATTTTGACCTTAGACTAAACGAAATGAATCTTAAATTAAATGACGTTAAAGGTATTGAAAAATCAGTTAACCAAAATAGTGAATGGATTCAAAAAGTTAACGATGTATGGTCTCCAGTTCAAATGAAAGAAGCTAAAGACGAATTATATAGACAAAAGAATCGTTGGGTAGCTGCCATAGCCGTTATGTCTTTTATACAAATAATTATCGGGATTGCAATTTCTATTTGGGGTAAACTAACGAATTAAGGGTATTGACTTTTACCTGGTAATTTATTATATTTAATAAAAATATTA